ATAAGTATGTTAGATGATTTACTAGTTGGGCAAACACCAATAAGATACAATACTCATCAGAATAGACTATACTTAGACATGGACACTTCAAATGTAAGTGCTGATGAGTATATCATTGTAGAATGTTATAGAAAGATAGACCCTACAGACATGACTGATATATACAATGATATGTGGTTGAAAAAATATGCAACTGCATTGGTCAAGTATCAATGGGGAGAAAATCTATCTAAATTCTCAGGTGTTGCATTACCAGGTGGGGTGACATTAGATGCAACTCAGATGAAGACTGAAGCACAAGAAGAGATTACAAGATTAGAAGAAGAGTCAAGGTTGAATTTTGATATGATGCCAATCGACTTAATGGGTTAATACTATGCCGACAAATGTATTTTTTAACCATGCAGTTAATACTGAACAACATCTTTATGAAGATTTAGTTGTTGAATCACTAAGATTCTATGGACATGAAACTTATTATCTACCAAGAGAAATAGTAGAAGAAGATACTATTCTTGGAGAAGATGTACAATCATCTTTTGGTGATGCATATTCTGTAGAAATGTATTTAGATAATGTTGAAGGTTTCGAAGGAGAAGATTTATTCTCCAAGTTTGGTATTCAAACACAAGAAGAATGTACATTTACTCTTGCACTTCGAACATGGGAAAGATTCATTTCCCTAGATTCAAATTTAGTCACATCACTTAGACCCAACGAAGGAGATTTAGTATACTTTCCTATGTCAGGTTCTATGTTTGAAATCAGATATGTTGAAGACCAAAATCCTTTCTATCAGATAGGTAAACTGTTTGTCTTTAAACTCAAATGTACATTGTTCGAATACTCAGGAGAAGACTTCGATACAAATATTGATGCAATTGATATTGTTGAAGACCAACAAGCATATACAATTCAATTAACAATGAATTCAAGTGGTTCAGGTGATTACGCAGCGAATGAAGCAATTAAGATTGGAAGCACAACGATTGGAGAGGTTACCTCTTGGAAAGCATCTACACATCTACTTACAGTTAAAGATGTAACCACAACGATTCAGGTTGGTGATACAATAACTGGTGCAGTTAATAATGCATCTTATACAGTTGCGAGTATTAGAGATATTCTAACTATGAATGATGGTACTGGTGCTGATAACGCAGACATTGAAACCAAGGCAGATGGATACTTAGACTTCTCAGAAACAAACCCATTTGGTGAGGTCACATAATGTTCGGTACCCATTTTTATAATGAAACAATTAAAAGGGCAGTTTCAATCTTTGGAACTCTTTTCAATAATATAACACTTAAAAAAGTTAAGTCTGATGGAACTATTCTTGCAGAACAGATAGTTCCTATATCATATGGTCCTAAACAGAAATGGTTAGAGAGAATAACTGTTGACCCAAAAGAAAGAGATGGCAACATTACAGGCATGACCTTTCCTAGAATGGCATTTCAACTTACAGGTTTTGAATATGATGCATCTCGTCAACAAAACAAACTAATAAGACATAGTAAATCTGCATTAGAATCTGACGGAGTTAAAAGAGGTTATCAATACAATCCTGCACCTTATACTTTAAACTTTACATTGTCTATTCTAACTAAGAATATGAATGATGCATTACAAATTGTAGAACAAATACTACCATACTTTCAACCTGAATATACAGTCACAATGAAGATGATTGATTCTATGGCAGACCATAGAGATGTTCCGATTATATTGAGTAGTGTTCAATTTGAAGACAATTATGAATCAGGTTTTGAAGAAAGAAGATTCATAGAATATACTTTAGAGTTTAAAATGAATCTATACTTCTTCGGTCCTGTTTATACTGGTGCAGTTATTAAGAATGTTATAGAAAGAGATTATATAAATTCAGACAAAGCAGGTTTCACTTCAACACAAATTCAAAGTTCAGGTCTTGTAAAAGAAGTTAAACATTATGAACCTGCCTTTGACGCAATGGCAAATGCAGTATCTAACTCAAATACAGTGAACTTTTCAAGTGCAATAAATAGTAAGATAAGTGTAAACGATGAAGTGTTTGGTACAAACTTAACAACAAATCCTACCATATCATCGATTGCAAGTGATAAATTATCAATAGTATTGAACAATGCAATTACTATTGATGCAAATACGAAGTTGTTATTTGTTGGTTCAGTAGACCCAGGTGATACATTCGTAGTTGCAGAAACAGTGAGTTTTTATGATGACGGAGGTTCTTCAACATTTGCAGAAGACACCACAAGTGATGGTTAATTATGCCCAAAGATATAGATAAAAAATTAGATGATGTCTTAGACATTCAATCTACAATCAAAAAGGAAACCACTGCAGTGGTAATTCCTAAAGAAAGGTCTCAAAACATTGAGACTGATTACAAATACACCAGAGAAAACTTATATGGTCTTGTTGAAAGAGGACAAGATGCAATCGAAGGAATCTTAGATGTCTGTAAAGAGACTGAGAATCCTCGTGCATATGAAGTTGCAGGTCAATTAATTAAAACAGTTGGTGAGACTGCAGAGAAACTCATCGATGTTCAACAAAAGTTAAAAAAACTTGAAGATGAGGACCAGAAAGTAAATACACAACACAACCATTTATATGTTGGGTCAACTGCAGAATTACAGAAGTTCTTAAAGAAAAACAAATAGATTATGATACCAAACGAAGTAAGGTTTTTTAAAACTGCCTATTGCTTTACCGACTCTCAAAGAAACTCAGCATATGAAAGTTGGATATCAGAGAATGTTAAAGACAAAATAGTCATAGACCTAGGTGCTGGTTCAGGCATACTATGTTATCTTGCTGTCAAGTATGGTGCAAAGAAAGTTTATGCACTAGAAAGAAGAGGTGAACTTATCGATAGAATGAAAGAGATTCTAGGAGATAGTGTAGAGTACATTCATGGTGATTTACTTGAAACAGAATTACCTAAATGTGATATCTATTTACATGAATGGTTAACATCAGAGTTGTGGAATGAAAAGAGATTCCTTAAAAACTTCTATGAAGAAGGAGATAAAGAACTCGAAGTTGGTCACATACTTGATTTAGTAGAGTATGCAACGAAACATGACTTTATAGATAAACTATATCCAAATAAAGTAGAACTATCGGTCATCAGAGGGGAATCGATTGGGTGTCCAGAAGATATAGGTTATGATAAACACTCTAAATATTCCAAAGAGTTTTTACAGGATTATTATCCTGATATAAAGGAAAATCACATATACAAGAATAGTATAGAACATAAAAGAGTATTTTTGAGAGGAGATTTAAAGAGTTTGAAACACTATAGAACAACTGATTATTTGGGTTGGAGTTTCTCATTCGATGGTAAATATGAAATATCAAATCATTTGCCTATATCTCATTGGGGTTTAAGACATGGTACAACCTAAAAACGAGGGTTACTTAGGTAACACTTTAGTCAAAAGGTCAGGTATTGAAACTAAGTATACCGACCAGGAAATGCAGGAGTATGTGAAATGTTCACAAGACCCTTGTCATTTTATTGAGAACTATACACAAATTATATCACTAGATGAGGGTATGGTACCCTTTAAACTTCGTGGGTACCAAGACAAACTCATCGAACACTACAACTCAAATCGTTTTAATATCGTTCTTGCATCTCGTCAGAGTGGTAAATCAATCACATCTTGTGCGTATCTATTATGGTTTTTACTCTTTAATCCAGAAGTCACTGTTGCTGTTTTGGCAAACAAAGGTGCAATTGCAAGAGAAATGATTGCAAGAATGGTAACCATGTTGGAAAGTGTTCCCTTTTTCCTACAACCTGGAGTAAAAATACTTAACAAGGGGTCCATAGAATTTGCAAACGACTCAAAAGTAGTCGCTGCGGCAACTTCCAGTTCCAGTATCCGTGGATTGTCTATCAACCTCTTGTATCTTGACGAGTTTGCTTTCGTAGACGATGCAGAGACATTCTATACTGCAACATATCCTGTTGTCACATCTGGTAAAGATTCTAAAGTTATTATCACATCTACTGCAAATGGTGTTGGTAATATGTTCTATAAGATATATGAAAGTGCAGTTCACAACCAATCTGAATATAAACACTTTCTTATTAACTGGTTCGATGTACCAGGAAGAGATGACGAATGGAAGAAAGAGACAATTGCAAACACATCAGAAGCACAATTTGAACAAGAGTATGGAAACTCATTCTTAGGAACAGGTAATACTCTTATAAATTCTAATACATTATTGGGTTTAATGGCAAAAGAACCAGATTGGAATAAAGATGGTGTTAAAGTATATGAGAAACCTAAAGAAGGACACACATATATCACTACTGTTGATGTATCTAAAGGTCGTGGAATAGACTATTCTACATTTACTATTATGGACATATCAGTGAAACCATTCAGACAGGTTTGTACCTATAGAGATAATATGATATCTCCTATGTTATTTCCAGACCTAATTGCAAAGTATACTAAACCATATAACGAATCATTAGTAATCATTGAGAACAATGCAGAGGGTGGAATGGTTGCAACACAACTACATTATGACATAGAATATCCAAATGTCTTTGTTCAAGGTATGAGTAAAGCAGAAGATATCGGTGTGACAATGACTAAACGAATTAAAAGAATCGGTTGTTCAACATTAAAGGAATTACTAGAAGAAAATAGAATGTCGATATGTGATAGAGATGGCATCACCGAGCTCATGACTTTTATAAGTAAAGGTAACAGTTTTGAAGCAGATAGAGGGTTTCATGACGATATGGTCATGAATCTAGTATTATTTTCATGGTTTGTCACAACAGACCATTTCTATCATTTGACTGATAGACAGGTTAAAGAACTGTTATATGCAGAACAACAAAAAACAATAGAAGACGATATATTGCCACCAGGAATATTCGATACAGGACAAAACAATACAGAGTCCTTTGTCGATGCTGATGGAGATAGATGGTTTTTGGATTAACTAAATATACACATAGAGGGTAAAAAGAAACATCCATTGGGTTATATAAACTTATAAATAATCTAGTAAACAACTTTTTACATTAACAGGAGAAAAGTATGGCATTTCAAGTATCACCAGGCGTTCAAGTCTCAGAAATAGACTTAACAAATGTTGTGCCTGCAGTATCTAGCACTACTGGTGCTTTTGCAGGTCAATTTAAATGGGGACCTGTTGATGAAGTAAAAACAGTTTCAGATAGTAAGGGTTTGATAGATGAGTTTTCTTCACCTGCAAACACAAATGCTGGAGCTGAAGACTTTTATTCAGCAGAAGCGTTCTTGAAGTATGGTTCATCATTAAGAGTAGTTAGAATTTCTAACATGTGTTATAGTGCAAACGCAGCGGGAGCTGGGACATCACTATTAAAAAATGATGCAGAATACGAAAGCACCTATAAAGGTGGAACTCAGTCCGGTACAGTCGGTTCTTGGGTGTCAAGATATGCGGGTTCTTTAGGCAACTCAGTAAAAGTTGCTATGTGTGCGTCAGCAAACGCATATTATAACGACTCAGTTACCACTGTAGGTGGTACTGAAGCAGTAGGTCAAACTGTAATTTCAGTTGCAGCCTCAAATGTATTCAATGTTAGAGACCAGATTAAGTTCCAAGGCGACAATAACTTCTATAGAGTAGTTAACAAACCTTCAGCAACTTCAATCACTATCGTTGCATTAAATCAACCAGCAAATACTGGATTATTAGTTGCTCAAGCAAATGGAAACAATATCGATAGATATTGGGAATTCCATAACTTGTTTGACAATGCACCAGGTATATCAGCAGGTCAGGCAGCAGTCAGCGGTACTGCAGACGAAGTTCATGTTGTAGTAGTTGATGAAGACGGAGAAATCAGTGGAACACCTAACAGTGTTTTAGAAACACATGGTTATATGTCACTTGCATCAAACTCAAAAGACTCATCAGGTAGAAGTAATTACTATAAGAATGTAATTGCAAGAGATTCAAAATGGATTTGGTGGTCAGGACACGAATCAACAGTTATTTCTAGTTCAACAGTAGACAGAACACACGCACAATCAGTATCAGCGGCATTTTTAAGACCAGCATTACCATTCAGTACATCGTTATCTGGTGGTTCAGACGGAAGAAGTCCAACTGCAGGTCAAAAATACGGTGCATGGGATACTCATTTCTCAGACGGAGATACAGTAGATATCTCTTTCCTAATTTGTGGTTCTACAAGAACAGACAATGGTTCAGGTGTCGACCAAGATACAGTTTCAGACCATAACACAATAGTTAACCAAGGTATCTTACTTGCAGAAGCAAGAAAAGATTGCATGTTCATATGTTCACCAAGAAAAACATCAATCGTTGATGTTTCTTCAGAATCTACACAAGTTGCAAATGTTAAAGCAGACTTTAGTAATGTGACTTCAAGTTCATATGCAGTGTTAGATTCAGGTTGGGTATATTCATACGATAGATTTAATGACAAATATTGCTGGGTTCCAGGAAACGGACACACTGCAGGTATCATGGCAAGGTCAGACTTGTTGAGAGACCCATGGTTCTCACCTGCTGGATTCAGTAGAGGTCAATATCTAGGTATTACTAAACTTGCTTTCAATCCAAAACAAGCAAGTAGAGATGACCTATATCGTGCAAGAATTAATCCAATCGTCACATTCCCAGGACAGGGAACAGTGTTATTTGGTGATAAAACAGCATTAACAACACCTTCAGCATTCGATAGAATCAATGTCAGAAGATTGTTCATAGTATTAGAGAAAGCAATAGCAGCGGCTGCTCAAGCACAATTGTTTGAGTTCAACGATGCATTCACAAGAGCACAGTTTAGAAGTGCAGTAGAACCTTTCCTAAGAGATGTTAAAAACAGAAGAGGATTAGTAGACTTCTCAGTTATTTGTGATGAAACAAATAATACAGATACAGTGATTGACAGAAACGAATTTGTTTGTTCAATCTTTGTAAAACCTGCTCGTTCTATTAACTTTATTACATTGAACTTTGTAGCTGCGAGAAGTGGTGTAGAGTTTAGTGAAATCTATTCAGCAGTTTAAGGAGAGTAAAGAATGGCAACAATAGACCAATTTAAAGCAAACTTAATCGGAGGTGGACCAAGAGCCAACCGATTCAAAGTCTTTATCCCTAGAACAGGAAACAA